TTTTGAAACAAAATGTGCCGAAGCGGGGATTCGAACCCCGACATCCTTGCGGACATTAGGTCCTGAACCTAACGCGTCTGCCAATTCCGCCACTTCGGCGTAATGGGCGGTAGGTGTGTTGTATCGTGTTTTAGGCTCTTAAGCATTTTAAGGTAAATATCTTACACAGATTCAGCGTGTATTATATTTCATTAAACATATTTATATTTATCAATACTTTTCTAAATTTCTGTTACAAAATCGGGACAATTTACCTTGCTTGTATTACTGATTTCCTATCGAACCTATCACACCTATAAAAACTATTACAATACCAAAGGATATAATCCAGAATAGCAGAGACTGCCTTACCGTGCCCCAGACAATCCCTTTTGATGTGCCAGTCTTTCTTACATTTTCAAAATCACATTTAGGGCATGTCCATATTTGTTTGGTTAATCTCCAGATTGAATAAATCAGGCCGGGAATTACAACTATCAGCCATAGCAATATCTCTATCCAAAACGATCCCTTCATGATATGCTTGCCTGCTCCCTCATATTTGCAATTAGGACATTGTATTTCCATTATAGCGTACCCCCACATCGCTTACAGTCGGCCATGTGTACCAGCCCGAAGTTTTCTTTGGTTAAATACTCATGACCTCTGAGTGTGTACACTTTAAACTCAAAATCAATCATCTCGAATTGTGCGGGGCTTTTGCCTTTACTGGCTTCAAGCAATCCTGATCGGCCAGCGAGAATTACCAGGCCAACAATAAATACAACAAGCAAAGCATACTTTATAATCTGCCGCATATTTATCCCCTCCTTTTTCATTAATGAAGAAAATTACTTAAAAAGCTCCTTCGCTATAGTCTTTTGGCTTGATTTCTTTGCCACAAACTCCACAAAAACACGGATCTGGTATATCAAAAAAGCCTTTTTTGCAATGGGGACAATAAAATAAAAGGTCAGAACCGCATAATTGACAAAAACGATTCTTCTCAGGAAGACCATGATTAATTTCATCGAGCTCCTCTATGGTTTTATTTTTATTGTCAAACGTATCTACACCTAACATAAATTTAATGTCAGCGGCATTGTAAGGTTGGGAAAATTTACATGAATGTTGTGCGCAAATTGCATAAATTTGTTTTTCCATATTATCCCCTTTTTATTAATATGAATGTATTCTCTTACGTCTTTCGTGTCGGCCTTTGTGGCCTAGTGCCGGCCTTCTTTTACGTCTCTCAGGCTGTCCGGCTGCTATCCACTCCTTGTTGGAAGCTACTGTATCCAGGAAGCATGTAATCAGTTCTTTGATAGCATCATTCTTTCCCTGCAAGATGGCCATAAGCTTACTGACATACCTCCCCTCTTCAGGATCAAGCTTTTCTCCATATCCCTCCTGCCCCTCGGCAACCTTTTTATGTTCTTCGGCTCCCTGCTCCTTTTCGTCAGCAGCCAGATCTTCTACCGTTACGCCCAATGCCTTGGCTGCTTTATATGCTACGGAAACGCCAACATCGCTGCCTCGCATAATGCTGGAAACCGCAGATTGACCTATTTTTTCTATCATCTCATTTGAGGCAGGCCCACCGAATTTTTCAGCAAATTTTATGTAGTTGTCTTTAAAGGACATAGGTCAAATCCATCAACAATTGTTGAGATTAGCTATTGACAATCTCAACAATTGTTGTATACTTCACTCGGTATTTGTAGCACATAAAGGAGTCAATTATGGTCGAATTAAAAGAGTATTTTGAGACAAACGATAAGACATTGCCAGCCGTCAGGGTATCTAAAAGCCTCCTGAAACGGATAACAGCTAGAGCAACGGCACATAACACAACTAAGAGTAAATATATAAAGGCTGCAATCCTGATGATGTTAAGCGAAGACGAACCACAGCCAGACACTGACCCCGACTCAACGGGACAAGACAATGCCCATCATGCTAATTAATGTAGCACATTATTATATACGCATACTAAAAAGTAAAGGGAAAATCACAGATTTTCCCTATGCAGATTATTGCAGATCAGAACCGGATTTTAAAGGTAATAGCTTTAATTCGATTCCCTGTACATGAAACCCATGAATTATTTTCAGAAAATGGGGAAAGATTTTCAATGGCATTCTGCATTTATTGGGAAATGGGGAGACTTGTATACCGACTGGTAATTTTTGCCATAAATTTACCAATCTTAGAAAGCTAAATACTTACGACAAAAAACATGGGAATGAAATACACAAGATGGCAGATGTTTTTGTATGAGAAGCTGATTTTGTCTCAGCGTTACAGTGTCGAAGATTTATCAAGGCGGATGGGTATACCGGCATCAACTCTGTACAACTACATAGAAGGACAAAGCACTTGCCCTCCCGAATTAATCTCACTGTTCTATAACGCAACGAAAGACCCTGACTTCCTGAACTTCATAATCAATGATACCGACCAGATCCTTGTCTCAAGGAAGGTTGGTGGTTCAGGGAAATCGACATTAGAAGTGGCGCTGGACATAGCATCGTCAACAGGGCAATTAGTTGCCAGCGTACAGAAGGCGCTTAAAAAAGGATTGATGCCAAATAACAGCAAGAAGGAGATTGTCAAGGGTATCAATGCAACACAGAAAAACCTTGAGGGCCTGAGAAGAACGATTGAATGATTGACGATTTTGAAAAGATGGTGCATGGATACTACAAAAACAATAGTTCATAAGCATGATTCAGGGAAACGGGAAACGACATTATCTGCCGGAAGGGTATTTACCTTTCCGGATTTTCGTGCCTGCTTCACACGAGGGCGTATTTTCTCCAACAACGAGTTCAAATCCCGACGTGTTACCAGCAGGTTAAAGATCCCCGTCTTTAGTACGCTTGACGGGGTGATAGAAAAAGCCCGCCATACAGACGGCGGGCAGGGAGGTAAGCCATGAAATATATTTATGTGAAATCTAATTGCCCCAAGTGTGAATTACGGAGAAAAGAATATAAGGAACTGGGCACAGAATATGTCGAGAGGGATATTAGCAGGTTTAAGAACCCGAATATTCACAAGGACGATATTGATGTTACTGCGTGTATGAAAATGCTTATGGATGATGCGGCTTTGCCTATAGTGGTAGAGGGGTAAGCAATTAACGAAGGACGAATGAATAAACAAAGGAGAAAAAAATTAGAACAGGCTATCGAAATTATAGCAGGTGCCATGATGGAGGAGGAGGAAGCATTAAACAACCTTCCCGAAGGCATTAGGGAATCTGGAAAAGCTGACAAAATGGAAGAGTATATAGGATACATGGATTCGGCCAAAGAAGAATTAGAGCAAATAACGATGGACGAATGATGAACAATGAAAGGAGTGTGAATGATGGTTAGATGTATTGGGTTTGCTAATGAAGCAACAGGTGAAGAATATGTAACTTTTACAGAAGATTCAAAAGAGGAAACACCAACCGAAGAGTTTGTAAAACCTGGATGCAAGGTTATATATGAAGAAGAAATTGATGATTTTTCTTGTAGTTTTCCAATGGATCGCAGATTAAAAGTAGACGCATAAAGGATATGACATGAAATTAGAACCTGGAATGCTGATAGAAACTAATTACAGCGGTCCTTATCGGATAAAAAGCGTTACCCGTGGGTGTACGTGCCCTAATTATGTTGATACTATAAATCTTGAAAACCCACCACCACAATCGCCACATATTCATATAGTATGTAGTAATCCAGACAAGACAGGCGAATTTTATTTAAACGGATACGATGAAGAAACATTGCAAAGCCTTGACAAATCTTATTGTGAAAGCGACAAACTAGAACATGACTACATAACAATATTGGAACAAGACAAACCTATACAAAAAACATTCTTTTAATGGAGATATTATTATGGCAGCCGGAACATTACCAAAACCAGGAGCAAAGGATTACGAGAGAACAGAGCTACTTTGCGTTGATGATTGCAAGCATACAGATTGTAATTATCTCAAAACAATGACAAAGAGTCTTTGCAAAATATGTCAAACCCCTATCGGTTATGATACTAGATATTACCGAGAGGACGATAAACAATTAGTTCATGCAAGGTGTGTTGAGGGATAAAGGAAGTAGAGGCAAATAACGAATAATGAATGACGATAGACGAAGGACGAAGGAAAGGAAGAAGAAGGTACAGAGGGGGTTTGGGATATCAAAAGCGATGGATCTCCTGGGAATGTCATATTCCACCTTGCTATGGCATATAAACCAAGTCAAGGAAGGTAAGGCCGAACTCCCAATTCCATATAAACAGCATAGGCCAGGGGGAGATTATAAGTTTGACCCTGAAGATCTCCGGATATGGGAATGGGATGTAACGCATGGTATCAAGCCATGTACCAAGGCGAAGAATAGAATAAGGATTGTGGGGTTAGAGAATGTTTGAATTGGGATTATTGTCGTTAATTGTATTCGGGTTCTGGTGGGGGTGTAGATAATTTACGATTTACGATTTGGGATTGAAGATTGAAAACAGGAACTAAATCAATTCTGTTTGGAATACATCAATTCATACTGCACCCTCTTATGGTTGTATGGGCATGGCGTATCCTTTATTACCGATGGCCTACCTTCCATGAGTGGTGCGCCATCATTACGCATGATCTTGGATATTGGGGATCTCCGAATATGGACGGCATAACGGGAGAAAGCCATCCTGAAGCACCGGCACGTTGGTGGAGAAAACATTTTTTAAAATTTGGTGAAAAAGTGGCCTATGAGATTGTAGGCCACAGTCGTTTTTATGCTGCCTTGAATAACCAGGATCTATCCGGGTTGTTTCGTGCAGACAAATTAAGCATGGCCCTTTACCCAAGATGGTTATACCTATTGCTCGGAAATCTCAGCGGCGAAATAAAGGAATACATGACTCACGCCAGTACGAGAAAGGGTAAATATATAGACATAATCAAAGCGGGCAAAAGCCAAATCCAATGGTTAATTGAGACACAGGCCCACATGGCATTGATGGGTTTACACGGTGACAATTATGGACCGGTGGCAAGGCAGATGAAAGCGGATAAAGAAAGGAGAATAGCAAGTGAAAATAATTAAACAGAGTTGGTCGTTTGTTGTACACCCTGAATGGCTAGGGATGCTAAAGCTAATAGAAGATGCTGGGAAAACATGCTACAAAAGTGAGAGCGGAGGTACTGCGAGTTCTTATAAGGCTTTCGCAAAGAAGATGATTGATTCAGGACATCATTCCGTAATCGAACACGGCAATATATCTGTTCGGATAATAACAGATAGAGGCGTAACTCATGAATTAGTTCGTCACCGATTAGCCGCATACTCTCAAGAGAGCACGAGATATTGTAATTACAGCAAGGACAAATTCGGCAATGCGATAACCGTGATTTTACCTGTTTGGTTTTATAGTATACCCGATGAATGGCATTCCTATCAAACAATCCCTGGGGGTTACACATTGGGAGATGCTCAGACGAAAGAGAAACAATATTATGATTGGAAAATAGCAATGGCAAGGAGTGAGGAAAGTTATTTCATGTTGCTAGATGATGGACAAACTCCGCAAGAAGCCAGAAGCGTCCTTCCAAATTCTCTTAAGACGGAAATTGTTATGACAGCAAACCTGAGAGAATGGAGACATGTATTCTCGCTAAGATGTTCACCTAAAGCACATCCTCAGATAAGAGAATTGATGATTGATATGCTAACTGAATTTAGAAATACGATTCCTGTAATATTTGACGACATACCGGAGGCATAACTAGCAATGGGCACTGATATTGATCATCCAAGTCACTATAACCAGGGCAAGATCGAGGTCATAGATTTTATCGAAGACCAGAAATTGGAGTTTAGCCTTGGCAACGTAATCAAATATATAGCCCGTGCCGGCAAGAAGGATAAGCAAAAAGAACTAGAGGATTTATACAAAGCCAATTGGTATCTGGAAAGGGAAATAGAGAGAATTGAAAAACAAACCCAAATACAAACTCGTGCCGAAGAAGGGATGTAGTAATCGCCTTGGACACGGGCGTGTTAAAAAAATAGAAATCGAGTAGTCCGGGGGCTGCCAAGAGGGTTCCTTCTGTTCTTTCCCTCTTGCGTAGTTCCCGGCTGCCTAAAAGAAGGGGATAGGGAGTAGGCAAAGGGCAAATACAATATGTATTGTGATTATTGTGGATTTCGTGACGACGAAAACAATTTTATTCATGAAAACTTTAATTTGCATTTCTGCCGCGAAGAATGCAGACGTTTTTATTATATAGAAACGAATAAAAATTATACCAAAGGAGTTGAGGAGAATTAAGACATGAAAATACAGGTGGATACGGAGGCAATCAGGAAGGGCGTGCAGGTGGTCCGGAATGTTGTATCGGGGAAGGGTGCTGATGCGTTTCTGCATGACATCATGGTAAAGGCTGAAGGGGATCATATTGAACTGTCAGCGACTAACCTGGAGGTTAGTCTACAGTACCGGATTGCTGGCGCCACCATTGAAGACCCAGGCATGATGTTGTGTCCTGAATCGAAATTAGCTCCCATCTTGCAGGAGTGGCAGGCTGAGAGCATAGGTATAAACGAATCGAAAAGGACGTGCAGCATAAAAGGGAAGGGCACATCATTCAGGATAACGTGTGCTAACCCGCAAGCGTTCCCGGCTATACCAAAGTTTAATGATAAGGATTGCATCGAGATAGACAGGAATGCGCTGGTGGACATGATAAAGAAGGTGGCGTTTATAGGCTGTGATGGTGTGTTCTTGTCAGTTGTGAAAGACGAGGCAATAATGGTGTCGAATGACGGACGGAGGCTGGCGGAGGTCATCAAGAAAATAGGAGTTTCTAAAGATGCAAGCTGTATTATCCCCATGAAGACGATACCACAGATATTGAACGTTATCAAGGACCATGAGGGCGCCGTAAAGATAAAGATAGGAAAGAAACGTATTTTCGTACAGGCCGGAAACATAACGCTCTGTTCGCAGTTGATAGAAGGGCAATATCCTGATTATGCGGACGTGATACCGGCGGATCTGGATAAGGAAATCACGGCAGAGAGGGAGGTGTTTTTCTCCGCCGTGCGCAGGGCCGGCGTGATGACGACTGACGAGTTTAAATTGTTGAGCTTTACATTTGGGGATAATAAGTTGCATTTAATGTGTAATTCGCCTGATGTGGGGGAGGCTCAGGTGGATATACCCGTTGAGTATGAGGGTGATAAGATCGTAATCGGCCTCAATCCGGATTATGTGGATGACCTGTCAAAGGTACTCGATACCGACAAAGTAACGATGAGGCTCAAGGACAACAACACCGCATGTGTGTTTGAATCCCTTGCATACCGATATGTCCTGATGCCGATGGAGTTGAATGCAAATGTTTAATTACGAACGGCTTGAGAGGTCTAATTTTCTAACGTGGTTCAGGATATCTACCCTGAAAGAGTTCAAAGATGCGCTGAAAAACCACAAGAAAAAGCTGCGGTATCTGCTGGATAAATATGGAGACGAGATTAACGATACGGAGGAAGAGTTTAGGAAAGGAAAAGGAAAAGGAATAGGATGAAAAACAAGATGGAAGCTGCAGAGGAAATAAAGAAGAAAATAGAGGCCAGTGTAAAGATCATGATGGCGCTTACAGAGTTTGACGGCAAGATGGCCATTGAAACACTTACGGGTGTTTTAATCTCCATTGTAACCGTGCCCGCCAATAAAGGCAAAGAGGAAGAGATAATGGACTCCGTAATCAAGACGCTTAAAAGCGGCATGAAGTTCATGAAACATACGAAGCCGATTACCAACGCAATTGACGCCATAATCGGTCAGCTGAAGAAGAAACAATCCGCCCGGCCCGGCGGGAATCCGGGGATGAATTGATAATGAGAAAGGCAGAAGGCACAAAGGCAGAAGGGAAAGGAGGAATTGAATGAAAAGTAATATGGAACCAACTGAGGACGTGAAGAAAGAGATGACAGCGGTAGCAAATATCATGTTTACGCTTAAAGAGTTTGGCGGCCAGAATGCGATTGAAATACTTACGGGTGTTCTGTGTGCCATCATAAGCGCAACCGCTAATGCTGGCAAGGAAACTGAAATAACGGATGCCGTAATCAAGCAGCTTAAGCGCAATAAGAATGAAATGAAAAATATGAATCCGTTTGCCGTCTTAATCTGCCCACTGAAAAAGAATCAACCATCCTGTCCAGGCGGGGATCCGAATTTGAATTGAGGAAGGGGAAGAGGAAAAAGAAATGATAATCGAAGCAACAATAAAAGTTGATGGGATTAGCAAGACTCATATTCATATTGATTTTTTAGAGAATGTGAAGCTTACAACTAATAAATATCAGTACGAGATCTACACGCCTGGTAGGGGCAAGGCATATTCTCAAGGTGAGATCGTGCACGACAATGACAATCCTATCGAGTTAGTTAAAAAGGTGTTGGAGAAGGCTGTAAGGTGAATACTATTTTGTGGATTTATAACATACTATTACATTTAAGCATTATGTTTATGGTCTATCATTTTGCCGGATAGAAAAGGAAATGAGTTTAGTAGTTGAAAGATATTTAATTTGCGATGGTAATTGGTGCGAAGCCAATACAATCGATAATGGTAAAGATTACCCCAATGGTTTTATATTAAGAATTGAAGCAAAAAAGAATGGTTGGCATAGCGAGGGGACACGTGATTTGTGTCCTGAATGTTGGGCTAAAAGAGCAGGAGGAAAAGGATGGAAGCCAAGCCAATAACCAAAGAAGAATTCATAAGAAGGTTTAAAGGGTATATGGAGAGAGCAGGAGTATGCCAAGAGACAATGACGGATTATGTGCCAGAGGCCGCAGAAGCAGCATATAGCGTATGGAATGATCCTTCAGAGGGGCTTAATGATATGACACCAGAAGAAATGGCAGAGGCGGACAGGGAATGTTGGGAATAAGAATATGAGCAAAACAACGATTGAATGGGTAGTTGATCCGGATGGTAAGTCTCAGGGGCGGACGTGGAATCCGGTAACAGGGTGTCATCATGGATGCAAGTATTGTTATGCGGAAAGAACATCGAACCGGTTCAGGGGGGAGCCTCTAAGGACGAAGCTTGCCGAAAAGAAAGAGGTTCAACAAGTGATTAACGGAAAGATAGAGGACAGGATCCTTAGTGCCTGGCCTGCCTTTGATATCCCTACACTTTGGAAGGCAAGATTAAGTGAGCCTTCAGCAGAAAAGAAACCTCGTACAATCTTTGTACCCAGCATGGCGGATCTGTTTGGCGAATGGGTGCCTAAAGAATGGATTGACGCCGTATTAAAAACCGTAAGAGAGTGCCCACAACATACCTTCCTTTTTCTCACAAAGAAACCCTCACGTTATTTAGAGTTTGACATTCCCAATAATTGCTGGCTTGGAGCGACTACGGACACACCAACAAGCTCTGCATTGCGTTCTGAGGCATTAACCATCGCAGGCAATAACAATAAATTCATATCAGCTGAACCCTTGCTTGGAGATATATCAGGTTATGTCGATTATGACGGCCTGGACTGGATCATCATAGGATCGTTGAACGCCAGTAATAGTCCCGTGCCGGCAAGCAGAGGGGGCACACACAGGGAGTGGGTTACGAACCTGATAAAAGAAGCGAAGGGAATACCGGTATTTATCAAGGACGGGCTGTATGATTTGTATTCAGATCTGCCAAGATTGAGGGGGTTGCCGTATTTGGGGAAAACAGAAAAGATTTGAGAATTACGAATAACAAATAAATGCGTGATTTGGGCTACGACCGGACGTGATGTAGATAAGTGATACCGACTCGAAAGAGGCCGAAAACTTATCATTTTATGTATGGGGGAGTAGTCCTTGAGGCAGGAGCGAAAGCTCGCTGTGGGTTTTAGTGGTGGAAAGGACACATAATTTGCTTGGATTGCGCATGAATTACGAATTGCAAATGAATGATTTTATTGGCAGTACATCACTTTAGAAAAACTGCTCCGTCCCGAAGGGTGATGTTACAGGGAGGCCACAGGTAGACGTGTGAATAGTGATATGAGGACGCCTGGAATCAAGCATTTACCAGAACGGCGTGACAGCCTGGAGAGACAGGCTTTATGATTTGGGGATTTGGAAAGAAGAGCATGGAAAAATTCAAACAGGGTGACGTAATCAGGACAGAGGGAGAGTATTTTGCGGTGAGGGAAGTCCTTGGCGTGAATAAAAAGACCAACTCATATATAACCAAGTTTTTAGATGACAATTCGATTGTTGAAACTATGGTATCAGTGATTGATAGTAATTATAGTCTGAAGGAGAGCGAATGACACCATTAGCATTGGAAATAATAATACACTATTTCTATTCACCTGAAGACTATAGACAAGGTGATGCTTCTGCCCCTGCAGTTAAAAATACAATCCTTTTCCTTTTCAAGTACGGATTGTTGGAGGCTTCGGAGAATAGCCCTATCCGCAAATATAAAATTACAGGTATGGGGAAATTCTATGTCCAGGAGGGGCTGTGTAAGGTTCCATTACCAAAGAAAATAGAGGATCCGATTCTGTTTATAATTCCAGAAAAGGGGAGTGAGTGAGCAAGCACGAAATCGACTGGTCTGTGTTTGATGGTGAGCCGGAGCGTATTTGTTATTGTTATTGCGGCCACTCATTCAATACCCATGCCAAACTCATAAAAGATAAAAGCGGCACTTATCACATAACAAGGAAGAAATGTTATATATGCGGCAAGAACGATAACAGCCGGATTATAAGGGATACTCCTGAACCCGAAATGATTTGAGAATTACGAATTACGATTTGGGAATTGAAAGGAGAGTGAATGTATTTAATAAAAGACACAGTAAAAGATGGGATTGTAGTTGCTGGTAGGTTTATTTTCAAACATTTTAAAATAGAATATCATTTATGGAGTAACAGTTTTGGCTTTTGTTTTAGCGCTGATGAACATTATCTTTTTAATATAGCTATTCCCCCTCTTTCGCTATATCTGACATTTGGAAATGGGAAATATAGAGAAAAGGAAGTTTCTGTTTCTGTTCATGGTTGGGCTATATGGTGGAACTTTTGGACTTCATTTAATGAATGGAAAAGTAGTACACCCAAATATAGAAATGGAAGCTTTCATATAGATGATTTCTTGCTAGGCAAAAGGAAGTATAGAAGAACTATATTAGAAGACAGACCTGTTTTTATACCAATGCCTGAGAAGAACTATATGGCAAACATCAAATTATGCAGAGATACTTGGAAACGGTCTCGATGGTTTACTGAAACGGTGATGAGAATTGATGCAGAAATTCTTAAAGGCATTCCGCATAAGGGCAAGGGCACAGCCGAATATAATTGCGGAGAAGACCGTACTTGGAGTATGTGTTGCCCTGCCACATCTATAGCAGAAGGCGTTGGTAAGATTGTTGGTAGTGTTTTACATGATAGAGTTAGGTATGGTGGTTGGAATGATTGGAATTATACACGTGAAAAATGAGTGATCTTAAATATGCAGATATTGGTGAGCCTGAAGACAGCGTAATTGAAGAATGTTCAGAGGTTATAGGGGAATGTTCAACGTTGATTCAAGAGATTTGCAAGGCTCGTAGATTTGGATATCTCAGTTTCCATCCTGATGATCCTGACAAGAAGACAAACATCGATCGAATCAGGGCCGAAATGTCTGATTGTGTAGATGCGTTTGACAAGCTGGAAGTGAAGATGAGAAAACTGATATGCAAACACAAATAAAGTCGAAAAACCGGAAGGTGTTGTCACTGGACAGTTGCGAGATCTGCGGGAAGGAGATTGAGCGGCCTGCATATAACCAGAAGGCGTGTGTCCATACAGACAAAAATATAAAGACCCCCTGCCAGCAGGAATCTCATCGCCGGCAGATGAGGGAGGCTAAAACCCGCCGTTATCAAGAGAAGAAGAAAATGGTTAATTCAGAAAAGCCATGTCTTAAGTGTGGTAAGGGGTTCAGGAGTGTCGGGAAGCATGACAGGGTTTGCGAGGATTGCGAGATGTCGAATTCACACGTCCAATACCGGGCTTATAAGATACCAATAGCAACAAACTGAATAGAGGCGCTAGGCCAATATATAGATGAAGGATGAAATAGAGAAGAGGATAGGCAGGGAGGGTCTGCCGTGTGATACGGATACCGAGCTGGCGGCCATTGCGTGTATGCTTATAGACCAGACCTGCATTGAGGAAGCCCTTAATCTGGACATTGGCGATGACCATTTTTACGATGCCAGGTACAGGGTTATCTATAATAAGATCGTTGATATTAAGTATAATGACGGCGCTGACGTTGATTTGGTCTTATTAAAAACCAAGCTGCGGGAGTGTAAGGAGTTTAAGAATTATGACGAGAGAGGCATTAACATATTCCTTGTGGAGCTTGTGGAAGAGCCCATGCTCCCTGTCAACTTCCGCCAGTATGTTGAACGGCTGGAGGACTTCAGGCAAAGACGCAAGGCTGTACAGGACAGCGCAAAGAGTGTTGATGCTGCTTATGATTTTTCTATGCCGATTGCCGCAGATATTACATCACGAAAGGACATCCTCAAGAAGTTCGACATTGCTACATGCCTGGATAAGCCCGCCCCGCCCCGGAAGTGGGTGCTCAGGGGGTTTCTCCCTCAAGGGATTGTGGCTGCTTTCAGTGGTGCAGGGGGCACGGGAAAGAGTAAGTTCGTCTTATATGCTGCAGTATCTGTAGCAGCAGGGATGAGGGTGTTTGATTGTTTCAGGCCGGAACAGCCGCGTCCTGTTATTTGTTGGTTTGGTGAGGATTCGGAAGTGATTGTATGGGAAAGGCTGAGGTGTATAGTTGATTCTTGCGAGGGGGTAGATACCGGACTCCTTAGTGATAACTTGAATATTTATTGTGAACAGGCCATGCCGTTGATGGAGTTGGAATACAATAAGCCTATACGTACTGATGCATATCACTGGTTAAAAAAAAAATTGCCGAGCTTAATCCGGGCCTGATAATAATAGACCCCAAGTCAAAGTTTTACGGGCTGCCAGAGGATTGTAATACGAGCGCTGCGATATGGATGAACCATATCCAGGAACTTATTATGAATGTTGATGCTACTATATTAATACCTCACCATGTTAGCAAGGCCGGGGCGCACTTCCTGGACTCCTCTTCCTCCCGGGGAGCTTCTGCCTTTATAGATGCCTGCCGGTGGGGGGCTAATATAAAGATGATGGATGAGGAGACGGGGGAAAAGCTTGATGTAGATAATCATAAATCTTATATTGAAGTGATGATTACGAAGAGTAATTACACGGCACTTCCGCCCGAGCCGTTGAGGTTCAAGCATGTAGAGGGAGGGCTTGAACAGGTGGAGCTGGGACAAAAGAGAATGGAGGGCATAGCTGTTTTGATACGTGCTGCGTTGGAAAAGAACCTTCATAAGAATGTTTCTCATAATGAAATCTCGAAGCTGAAGGAGGGGGAATTTGTGAGGAAGTATATCAAGAAGCATGATAAAAAAGCATCAAGAGGTGATATTGATAATGCTATAATTTATGGGCTGCAGATGGGTATATTTTACGAGCTCGATATTCCGGCCGGCACGAAAACGAGGAAGGTAATATGTGTACGAAAGGACTAGCGAGAGGACTGGACAAGACTGGACATAAATCAATGTCCAGTTATACAGCATGTGTAACTTGTTGTGATATAAAAGATTATGAATAAAAAGGACTGGACAAAAAGGGGGACTGGACAAGTGTATTTGTCCAGTCTTAATCGTTTGTATATCAATAGGTTAGGACTGGACAGGACTGTCCTCCCCCTAAAGGGGGGAGGAGGGAGCTGTTTAGTCCAGCTCCTCCTCCTTGGGCTTGAGGGGAAAAGGTACTTTGAAAGGCTGCAAGCGGTAAGGATAGCAAAGCAGCGTAGGTTTTTGTTAGTCGGGTAAGAGTTTAAATGGTTGACAGGACAGCATTTAATTTGACAGGGATGGAGAGTCGGAAGCATGGCCTTTTTGCGGGCCTGCAGGGGCACAGATGGCACCAGTTTTAAGCAATAATACGGTTGTATGGTGTGGGATATATTGATGTGAAAGAGGGCACAGAAGCGATCCTGTAGCGTTTTTGGTTTGTTTTTTAATCTTATATTTATAGAATTGACAATACAGTGTTTTAGATGTGGCGGTGGCGGAACTGGTAAACGCAAAGTGAATGCATCATCATACAATACTTGTCGTTGGCTTGGGATGCGCTAAAGCTATTCAAAACAAACGACTTGCAAGTTCAAATCTTGCCCGCCACAGCTAAAACATATAAGGGTTGACAGGACAACATATAAATAAATTAAATTGAAAACAGGCTATTAAAGCAGAGGGCTTAAGGCCGAATCAGCATCAGCTGGTTTAATCCTTTTTTGAGTAAAGGAGGGCTGCCCTTTGTCAGAGAAAATAGAAAACAAGATAGGTGAATTAGTGTACAAAAGAATTGAAGAATTACAGAATTTCCAGGGTGACCTAAAAGAGCTTTCTCCGGAGAGCGGCGAAAAGCTTGAGGCAAGTTTTATGAGGCATGGGAACATTGCACCTGTATTTATTTGGGAGAGTAATATCCTTGATGGCCGCCAACGCATTAGAACGTTACTCAGATTAAGAAACAAAGGAGTGGCAATTCCGGAAGAACTCCCTTGTGTAAAAATAAAAGCCGAAAGCGAGAAAGAGGCCAAGAGGTTCCTGCTGCAATACGTCAGCCAGCAAGGCAGGGTTACAGAGGATGGGCTATATGCGTTTCTGAATGAAGCAGATCTGCAAGACGAACTTGCGGAATTGAAACTCGAACTCGATATCCCCAGCCTTGATTGTCTTGATCTGGACGCATTTGAGGAAGAATATTTTAATAATTCATCTGATGGTGATAGGGAAGATGAGGTGCCAGGCGTACCCCGCAAAGCAAGGTCAAAGGAGGGAGATCTCTACGAGCTTGGAAAGCACAGAGTCTTATGCGGAGACGCTACAAAAAAAGAAGACATTGAGAAGTTAATGGCGGGACAGAAAGCTAAATTATGTTTCACGTCTCCGCCTTATAACATGGCAGGAAAGATGTATCAAAATTATAATGATAATCTAAAGAGTCAAGAATATATAGATTTTAATTTAAGGGTAATAAAGAACATTAGAAACGTATTACATGGGTTTCTATTTTGGAACATTTCTTACAATAAAAATGCGAAATGGGAGTGGATAGAGATTTTCTATCGAATCACAAAAGAAACAGGGTTGAAGTTTTTAGAGAAAATTGTTTGGGATAAGGGACACGGAACACCAATTACATCAAGCCAGTCCATAACAAGGCAATATGAAGATATCTTGTTTGCAGGCACGGAGGCCGATATAGAAGCCGATTTGACAGAGGGATATATAGGGACAACATTGCAAAAATATAAATTCAACAAAAGAACACAAAAGGGCATAACTAACTATTGGAGAATTACAACAGGAAATACACAGCTGGAAGAACACAAGGCATGTTATCCGGTTGCATTGCCAGTAAAAGCAATTTTGTTAATGACGGAAACCGGCGAAATAATGATAGATCCATTTGTAGGGAGCGGGACAAGCCTGATCGGCGGCGAAAAGACAGGCCGGATATGTTATGGCATGGATTCAGATCCTTTATATATAGACGTGACTGTACAGCGGCATGTTGATTATACCCAAAACAGAAAGATTAAGCTGAATGGCCGGGAAATAACCTGGGAAGACATTGATAGAAATTAATTAAAATTTTCTTGACTTTGGAAGGATAGAAGCGTAGTTTAATCATGTCAGAGAAGAAGAAAAAAGAGAAATTAAAGTGTTGCTTTTGCGGTAGAACATTAGCAGCAAATCATAAAGACAGTAAAAAACACATTACCATTAGATGTCCGAAATGCGGAAAAGACACGAAGTTTTAAGCTCCATTGATTTAACACAAACCAAATATTAGAGAGCATCAGAGAATGCCATTGCTTAATATATTAAGCAACTAATCATATAACACGCAGAGCCTCAGAGAAGGCCGAATTAGTACACATCTGGAATTAACCAGGTGCGTATTGATTCGGCCTTTTTTTATTGGATTTTTTTCAGGATAAAAACACATGGCGGAATTTTTTAAGATGCATATTAATATGAGGGAGTTGGAGAGGGAGTTTGACGACCTCCCCATTGTTACTCAGAAGGCAATGGTGAACGCCCTCAACAAGGTTGGCAGGCTAGCGAATAAAGCGATAGCGAAATTTATTAAGGATAATTACAACATACCTGCTAAATCGCTTAAGATTGGCTATTTGGTCAAGCTTATCAGGGCTGATGCCAGGAAGGCATCTGATACAGGGCGGGCATGGAGGGCATTCTTTACGATTGTTATTCGCAAAAGAGCTATTAATCTGATTATGTATGGAGGCGAACAGATAATAGGTGGTGGCGTTAGTGTGAGGGTCAAACGTACAACCAAAGTAATAAGAAGAGCATTCGTCTCTGTTTGGAAATCAGGATCACATAAACGTTTTATTTTTGTCCGGGATCCTAAATTGGGGACGTTTATGAGTAAATACGGTAAGCGCACTAAACGCCGAGCACTCTATGGTCCTTCCATTGCAGACCTGTACGGATCCATCCGGGCACGAAAGATTATTGATGATACGATTGAGAAGAATTTCCAGCCGATGCTTGATAAGGAGTTTGAGAGGCAGTTTGAGAGACGCCGGTAGGCGGGTTCGGAGTTCGGAGGAATTTAGATTATGACAGAACGAACATATATACAAGCCGCCCACGCAATGCAATCAGGGGTAGCTACAATGATGGGCTTAGATCCAAGTGAAACCAACCCAAAACAGCTCCGCGTAGGGGTTAATGTTGCATTACGAGATCACGGATCTTTAGTGGAACTGCTAATCAAGAAAGGTATTATTACCGAAGAAGAAAATCTGGAAGCTATAACCGCCGGCATGAATAAAGAAGTTGAAGATTACGAAAATAAATTGAGTGTAAAAACCGGGAAGAAAATTAGATTAGGGTAAACAATATGAGTCCAGCGACTATTGACAAAACAGATAAATTAGAGCTGCTCAGTGAAGCTAAGTTTGAGGAAAAGCAGGGAGTCAGCCAGGCCGAGTATGCCAGGATGCGGAACATGACAAGGCAGAATGTGCATAAACACATCCAGAGCGGCATTATTACAACACTCCCAAACGGCAATATCGACCCGGAGGCAGCTGATAAGGAGATGGCGGATAAGCTGGATCCTGCTCATGCACAGGGGAATAAGGGCACGGAGCACATCGCCCCTACAAACGGCAAAGGTGCTAAAGGCGAAGACTCCAATACTTTCAACTTTAATAGGATTAAGACACTTGAGAAGGGTTACGACGTCAAGATTAAGGAATTAGCTTACAAAAAAATGGCGGGGGAGGTTGTAAACAAGAAAAAGGTAGAGAGTGCTTTTTCCAGCAAAATCACAGCAGTTGTACGTAGGCTGCAAAAAATCTCTAAAAGGATAAGCCCTGCAGTCGCGAAGGAAAGTGACAGGGTCAAATGCGAAGCCATGATTCTTAATGAAATAAAAGAAGCCGTGGAGGAATTCGGGCAACATGGTTAATCTGAAAAATCCGAGTGTTAGTAAATCAGAGGAAGAGGAACTTGTTGATTGTGTTTTCGAGAGGAATTTCCGCTTCCCACCGGAGCTTACGATAGATAAATTTGCGGACGCAGATCGCGTGCTGTCCTCAAAGGAGTCCGCATTGGACGGTAGATGGCAGACTAGACGGACACCTTATCTCAGGGAGCCGATGGAATGCCTGTCCCCCTCTCACCCATGTCAGATCGTGGCTATTATGGGGGCAACGCAGGTTGGGAAGACCGAGATCATGGTTAATGCCGATGGCTTCAGTATAGTTCACGATCCGTGTGCGATGATGAATGTGTTCCCAAACGGCGCGCTATTCTCTGATTTTTCAGTGCAGAGATTAAAATCCATGATTAACAACACGCCTAGTGTCAGGGAAAGGATGGCGCCGGACAAGAGCCGTGATTCGAGCAACACCATTGGCCGTAAGGAATTTGACAACGGTATCTTGTTCCTTGTGACGGGGGCAAGCGAGATAAGCATGATATCCAGGCCGCTGAAGAAGGTATTTATTGACGAAGTGGACCAGATGGAACCGTGGGTCATCTCTATGGCGGACGACAGAATGAGAACTTACAAGCCCTATAACAAGTTGTATCTCGTCTCCACGCCAAAGAAGAAACAGAGCTCTATCATATACGTTAAATTCATGAATGGAGATCAGAGACACTACTACATCGCATGTCCGGAATGCGGACATCATCAGATATTAGTGTGGAACAATATCAAGTTTGACCGTGACGACCACTATAACCTTGCATCAGAGGTGACTTATGCATGCAAGGGATGCGGAGACCATATTTCCGAATACAAGATGAAGGACGGCATGGATAGCAGGGCGGAGTGGAGACCTCATAATCAGGAGAACGGGCAATATCCCTCCTTCCATCTCCCCCAGTTTTACAGCACTCTGGGTGATGCGGGCTGGGAAAGCGCCGTAGAGAAGTTCCTTGAATTCACCAAACTCAAGAACGAGAAAAACCCGATGTTTTTAGAATTGCAGGAGGCATGGACAAACAGCGTCCTTGCGGAGCCGTGGGACGAACCGGTTGGAGAGTCCCCGGATTGGGAAGTATTGTACAACAGGCGCGAAGATTATTCACATGAGAAAATAGACGGCAATATATTAGCCGTTTTATGCGGTGTCGATGTGCAGGGCGACAGGATAGAGGCGAAGACGATCGGCATCGGGCTTAATTATCAGATATGGATATTAGAGTATAAGTATATTTACGGCAAGTTGACAGACCCCACAATATGGGCACACCTCGACCAATTCTTATTAAAGACATACAGCCATCCACGCGGCAAGATGCGGATACTCGGCACGGCCATTGACACAGGGTATAAACCGGATGAAGTTTGTGAGTTTGTCAGGACGCGATACATTCCCGGCCAGCGATATGTCTTTGGCATCAAGGGATCCAGTCTCCATCATCAGCCGATTGTAAGCGCACCTTCAAAAAACAAGGGCATCCTCCTTTTCAGCATCGGCACCGATACAACGAAAGACAAGATTGATGATCTTCTTAAGGTTGCGGAGCCGGGACCGGGATATGTGCACTTCCCGCTTACGCTGCCGAAGGAATATTTCCAGCAGTTGTGTGTGGAAAAGAAGAAGAAGGAATGGAACCCGAAGTTGCGCAAACACATGAATGTCTGGCGGAACCCGAATAAGGCAAGGAACGAGTCTCACGACAATTTTGTATATGCGATTGCAGCGTTGAATATCTTGAGGTTTCTCGAATATCCAAATAATAGTACTACGCAGATGTTGGAGTTGTTGGCAAAACAACAGAAGGAGATGTCTGCTCCGGAGCAGGGCGCTGCGGCAAAACCTAAGAGCAGAATGATTAATGAAGGAGTGAGAATAGAATGACTGTAGCAAGTACATTATTAGCGGAATATGAGACGGCGATATCAAAGGTATTGACAGGGCAAGCTTACAGCATAGCGGGGAGATCAGTGACAAGGGCGAATCTGGCCGAGCTTGAACGAGGCAGGGACAAGTATAAGCGTGAAGTTGCCAGGGAGACAACCGGTGGCATGCCGGCGACCGGGATGACGCCGATGGATGATTAGTGATTCACCGCAAAGGGAAAACATGAATAGTGAAAATATCTTAAACAAAATTGAGGATTTTGCGTTGGAGCTGTTTGACGGTTCGATGTCTACCTATACCAATAATGTAGCTGGGCAAGACTTAACATTAGAGACAATATTAGAAGCCAAAAAACTAATTGAAAATATAAAAGATCCATTTGCGGAACTTATGAAGGACAAAGGATATGATCCAGAAAAAGGAGATATACTTGTCTGGCCAAAACACATGTTAAATATATTTGGTGGTCTACCGATACCGTCATACGTGCGAGTAACTGAACTTATAGACGTTCCGCATTGTGTCAAGGGTTTAAGTCGGGATATTAACGATCTAAAAATGAGTATAAAAATATGAAGAATGTTAAACAAACACAACTGGAACGATTCAAGATTGAGACGGCAACGAAGATTTATTGCCTTAATGCTACATGCGTCAATCTCGTGCCGGAGGATTGTTGTTGTAATCTCAAGCGAGTTGTAATTAACGCAGAGGGTAAATGTGCCGGGTTTGTAAAGATGGAGCCGGAGAAGCCAGAGACAGAGAAGAAAGAGGAAGTAGATAAAAAATGAATATAAAAATAAATCTTGATATGGTGCCGGATTTTGCAAACAAGCAGTTACACACGAGCAGGTCTATTGAGGCTTTGTCAGGCGCGTATTATGGCGGGTCGAAAAAGCGCAGGCAAACGCATGGTTGGAGCCCGATCGGAGGCGATGCCGATGCCGATACCTTGTGGGACCTCGAATCCCTCAGAAACCGCAGCCGGGATCTCCTTAGAAACCAGCCCATAGCCACCGGTGCGGTAAGTACCACCTGCACAAACGTAGTCGGGTCGGGGCTCAAGATGCAGTCGAGGATAGACCGTAAGATTTTAGGCATGGAGGAAAAAGAGGCCGAGGAGTGGCAGAGGAATACGGAAAGGGAATGGAAGTCGTGGGCAAATAATCTGGACTGCGCTTTAGACCGGGGCGCTAATTTCTACGACTGCACAAACCTTGTTTTCCGTTCGGCATTGGAGAGCGGAGACGTGTTTGTCCTCATGCCGTTTAAAGAACATCCATTACGAAACTATGGCCTCAAGCTTCAGATAATAGAGGCAGACCGTATCTGCAATAAAGATAGAGTACGCGACACAGATAAACTAACCGCAGGTGTCGAGAAAGACAGTAATGGGGCCCCTACAAAATACCACATACGCACAAAACATCCGGGTACGGATAAGGGACCTTATGTGAACAAATGGGACACAAGAGACGCCTTCACAAAAGCAGGACGGCGTAACATCATACACATATATGAGAAACTCCGCCCCGGACAGACCAGGGGAGTGCCATACCTCGCACCAGTCCTCGAGATATTCAAGCAACTGGGCAAATATACAAACGCCGAGATTATGAACGCGGTTATCAGCGCATACTTTACCGTGTTTGTAAAGTCACCGGGAGGCGATACAGGGATTGCGCCGTTTGAACCCCAGACAGAGACAGGCGGTAAGGCATCTGACAAGGATTACAAAATGGGGATGGGGGCGTTTGTACAGCTTGCAAATAATGAAGAAGTAGTGTTTGCCGACCCTAAACGCCCGAATCAGAACTTTGATCCTTTTATACTTGCCATCTTGCGGCAGGCAGGAGTCGCTCTTGGCCTGCCATTTGAGATACTTATTCAACATTTCCAGAAGAGCTATTCTGCAGCACGTTCAGCATTTCTCCTCGCCGGGAAGATGTTCAGTACTCGTCGAGTGTGGTTGGTAAACCACTACTGCAACATTGTATACGAGGCATGGATGGAGGAGGCTGTTTTCCGGGGCAGGGTGGCAGCTCCGGGCTTCTTTGATGACCATATTATCAGGCAGGCGTATCTTGGCAACACTTGGATAGGCCCTGCACCGGGACAGATAGACCCGACCAAGGAGACAAAGGCAGCAGGCGAAAGAATCGAACTGAGGTTGACAACCAGGTCAGGCGAAGCGGCAGCGATAGGTGAAGACTTTGATCAGAACATCGAACAGGCGGCGAAGGAAGAGAGATTGATTAAGGAATCGGGGTTAAGCAGTGGGCAAGTGACAGCAGGCAATAAGCAAGGGACAGAAAACGATAACACGGATGAAGATAAGGAGGAAGATAAAGATGCATAAATTAAAAGCATTTCCGCTTATATGGGCTATTTTGCCGGAGGAATTGATGGGGCTTGAGCAGGCATATCAAGCGTATTTGAAGGGGGAAACGAACCCAAAGGGAGAGGACAAAGGGAAAGTAGAAGCAGCGGGAGCGTTCAACATAGACACATCAAGAGTGGCGGAGACGTTTACCATGCATGGTGATATCGCCGTGATGTCTATTGCTGGTATGATAACACCAAAGGCAAGTATTTTTTCTCTTATCTTCGGAGGAACAACCCTTGATGTAATGACGAGAGATTTTCAGGCGCTTGTAAATAATGACGATGTTAAGGCAATCGTACTGGACATTGATTCATCCGGAGGCAATGCATTCGGGATAGAGGAATTCGCCAATCTGGTATTCGAGAGCAGATCAAGCAAGCCGATTGTAACCGTTACGTCTACCGTGATGGCATCCGCCGCGATGTGGATCGGCGCAGCGGCTTCGGACGTATTTATCACCGGAGAAACAACAGTGACGGGTTCCCTGGCAGCATTGACATCGCATTTAGATATATCTGGACTTGAACAGAAACTTGGCGTCAAGACCACAGAGATATCTTCAGGTCCGCAGAAAAGAATAGACTCCCGCTTTGCCCCTCTTACAGATGAAGGCAGGAAGGAATTACAAAGCAGGGTGGATTATATAGGCAATGTTATTGCCGAAGATATCGCACGTTTCAGGGGAATGGATATCAAGGCTGTCACGGAAAATATATCCGATGGCAGCATATTCATAGGATCTCAGGGAATTGAAGCAGGGCTGGTCGATAGGAAGATGAGCTTTGATGAACTGATAGATAATATTAACACGGAGCTATCGGGCTCCGAGAACAACAAGGACACTTTAATTGGAGGACAAGGCATGTTTGGAAAAGGTGTAAAAGCAAGCGTGGAAGCATTGAAGGAAGGGCATTTGGATATTTATAATGCGGTGCTCGCTCTCGGCAAGACAGAGGAGAGGGACAGTATAAACGGTGAGATCGCTGATGCGGCTGATAAGGCAAGGATTGAGGGACAAACGGCGGGTGAAGCGATAGGCGCAAAAGCGGAGTTGGCAAGGATACTGGACGTGGAGGCTCAGTTGATGCCAGGGCATGAAAAGCTAATAGCAAAGCTCAAGGCTGATGGCCACACTACCGGCACGGAGGCGGCGGCGGAAGTAGTAAAGGCCGAGAAAACAAAACTGTCATCCGGCCTGAATACGCTGAAGACGGATTCTCCTGATCCGGCGGACAACAGCGCTGAGGAGGAAGCAATAAAGGCCGAAAACACAAAGACAGCAAAAGAGAAGTGGGACGCAGATCCTAAATTGCAGACCGAGTTCAAGGGTGATTTTGCAGCATACGAATCGTATGTGAAGAGTGTCGAGGATGGCAACGTCAAGGTCTTAGGGCAGACGAAGTAAAAAATTTAAGATTTAAGATTTAAGATTTCCGATTTACGAATAGCGAATCAGAATTTTAATTTAATTATTGGAGGTAGAAAATGAGTGATCTGGACAGAATCAAGGAGTTGGAGGGCCAACTAACCGAAAGCCAGAACTCCGTTAAAGCATTGGAAAACCAGCAAGTCAAATCTGAGAAAGTGATTAACAGGCTGAAAAACCAGTTGGCAGAATTACAAAGCAGTAAACCCGGGGACAAAGCAAAAGCGTTGAAGATGTCGCAAGGATCTCTAAAGAAGGCGTTGGAGGCTCAGTTAGATAAAGCAAGGGACAAGATCAGTAATCTGCTTATCAGGGCCAAGAATGTCACGGGCAAAGGGCTTAAGATCCAGACCCGTATCACCATGAAAAACAGTGATGACGACAAGGCAAAGGATGCCCTTACTGAGAAGCTGGAATCTTTGATACGCGAATCCGGAGACGGGTTCAGCCAGGTTATTGTTAGCATTACACCGGTCAAGGGTAAAGAAACGAGAGTCAGTATAAATATAGTATAGAAATAGACAAGATAGAAGATTTACGAATTACGAATTACGAATTACGATTTCAGATTTCAGATTTAAGAATTATAACATTTTAACTGGAGGTAGAAATGACGACTTTGGCGGTAGATATAACACGGGACCAGATACTCGGCGATATTAACGAGTTCCCGGTCATAGCGGCAGATATTATTTATGAAATGGCAGCGGTTGGCCTGGTGAATGCCAGTGGACATGCAAGGCCGCTGACAAGCGTTGACGATTTTGTGGGATTCGCACAGCGCAAGGCAGATAATTCGGCAGGTATAGCAGCAGCCATAAACGTAAAGGTTATCAAGAGAGGGGTGGTAAAACTGTCAGTATCCGGGGCGGTGATTACAGACTATGGACAGCCGGTTTATGCAACGGATGATAATACCTTTGTCTTCTCTCCGGTCGGTGCAAAATATATCGGCAAGGTGATCAGGTTTGTTTCAGCAGGCGTGGTAGATGTTGCATTTGACGCGCTTAACGGCGTTGATCCGTATGGCGGCAGGGTGTGGGAAACTGTTTCTGTCGATTTAACACTTGACATTGAAGACAATGGAAAGGGTTTGTGGTTCGATACAGACACAAAAACAATAACTTTATTAACCTACGCCGCAGCGACAGCGTTGGACGTGCTTATTGTGAACGGAGGAGCATTTGGCACGGTAGCACTTCTGGTGGATCCAGCCGCAGGTGATAAAGTTGCGGGTCCCAATGACACTGGCGCAGACGGTGGGATTATGACTAATACCAAGGCAACTGCAAGACGTGGAGATTCCGTACATTTGCAGTCCGGTGGTGACGATGGCTACATTGTAAAAGCCATCAAAGGTATCTGGACGATTGCATAGGGAATAACAACCCCCTTTTCCCCCTTTTTTAAGGGGGAAATAAGGGGACTATGAGGAATTGCAGGAGTGGTTGAATGACAGAAAAAACACATAATCAGAAAACAAGAGCAAGGATAACCGAAGCATTAAAAGGGGAGTCTCTCTATGTTAATGGCACCAAGGTGCCATTACTTGGGGAAAACACCAGACGGATTATCCTTGACTGCAATGATTGTGCGATTGCTGAAATCCAACCAGGTTATAACATAATTAAATAAACCGTATCGGTAAGTTTCACCCTCCCAAAAGAGGCCACTGAAAGCCCGATTGTTCAAATTTATTTTTGTGCAGTTGGGCTTTTTTTATTGGGAGGTAAAGACATGGGAGCACAAGCATTATCAAGCAGGGCGATCATAGGGTGGTTCTTTAATCGTTTAGCGCAAAGCATAGGCTCCGAGTGGATTGGCCCGCTCGGAATGCTATCAGAATCAGACCAGGAGAGCGAGACATACAAATGGCTCGGCATGGCTCCGATGATGCGTGAATGGATAGGCGGCAGAAACGCCAAGGGCTTCAGAGAAAATGGCATCACCATCATAAACAAGAAGTATGAAGCAACGATAGAGGTGCTAGGTGAGGAGATCAGGCGCGACAAGACAACACAGGTAAGGACAAGGATCAATGAGCTTGCAGACAGGACTAATGCACATTGGGCAAAGCTATTAACCACTCTCATAGAAAATGGTGAAACCAGTCTGTGCTATGACGGCCAGGCTTTCTTTGACACAGACCATAGCGAAGGCGATTCAGGTACTCAGGACAATGACATCACTTATGACGTTGCTACTACCACAGCGCCAACCGCCGCAGAGATGGAGCTGATTATACTTGCCGCAGTTGCAAAGATACTGGGCTATAAAGACGACCAGGGTGAGCCAATGAACGAGGGGGCGAATGATTTCAGGATAATGGTCCCGGTTCCATTTATGGCCGCAGCCATGGCCGCACTCAGGAATGCCACTATCGTTGACAGCAGTGGTTCCAGGGCAAACACAATTCTCAGCAGCGGGTTCAGGTTCTCATTGGATGTTAATCCAAGGCTGACCTGGACTACGAAGCTTGCAGTCTTCAGGGCCGATGCCAATACCGCGCCATTTATCAGGCAGTCAGAGAAACCTGTCCAGCTCAAGGCAAAGGCTGAAGGATCTGAGTTTGAGTTCGACAATGACAAACATCAGTATGGCGTGGACTGCAACCGAAACGTAGGGTACGGCTACTGGCAGCAAGCTTGTTTAACTACATTGACATAGTGAATAATTAAGGAATTTGGGGATTGAGGAATTGAAGGATTAATTCTTAAATCCCTGAATTCTTGAATCTGATTATGACAACATTCAAAGACGACTTATTAACGGATCGGGATATATTTCTGGATGATGACGAATTCGCCGAAGAGTTTGTCTTCAGCCGATCAGGGGCAACGATTAAATGTATTTTTAACAATGCATTTGTCGTTGTGTTGGATGATGTGGAATCAACAGCTCCGGCCATAGAGGCAGTGAAGGATAGTGATATTACGGGCATTATACATGGTGACACACTTACAAGGGTATCTACCGGCATTGTGTACAAGGTCACAGGCGTACAACCTGACGGCACGGGGATGACGATGGTTTTATTGTCGCAAGGTTAGGGCGCAGGCACTGCGCCCCTACATCGTAAATCTAAAATCTGAAATCATAAATCCAAAATGGCTGATTCCGTAAGACAACAAATTGTAGATGCGTTTATAGCTTTATTGACGACCATTACGACTGTAAATGAGTATGAGACTAATCTTGGGTTGAATATAACTGAATGGCGTACTGAGGATTGGCAGGAGTCGGATCTGCCGGGGTGCGATGTCAGAGATCCGGACGAAACCACAGAAGTCAAGGGCCAGCATCACTACAACACAGTCAGTATCGAGCTAGAGGCGAAGGTGAAGAACACAGCAGCTCCGGGTGTAGTAAGGGACGTAATTGCGGACATCAATAAGGCAATCGGTACTGTGGCCAAAACAGACGCACTCGGCAGTCTTGTGACGCAGATATCACCGGTTGAAAACGAATCGATTGATTTCGAGAAGAAGGACAGGAGTTTTGGCGGAGTATTAATGAAACTTAATATTTCATACAGAATAAAGGCATTTAAACCTTATACAGTAGCTTAATAATGATTTACGATTTGGGATTTACGATTTGGGATTTAAAAAATTCGTAATTCGTAATTCGTAATTCGTAATTCTAACTAGAGGGAGGTAAACATGGGTACAAACGACATTACAATTGGAGGAGCGAGGTTATTCTTCAATGACGGAGGGCAGGATGGAAACGACGGTAACGGATTTCTTGATCTTGGGAATATTCCGGAGGTAGCTATCCAGCGTCTCATAAGTGAGATTGAGCATTTTTCATATAACGCAGCTGCAGCGGCAAGGCTGAAGGACCTGAATATTGTTACAGACTTAGGCTTTAAGATTCCGGTAACGATAGATGAATTCTTCCCGGAGAACTGGAACATCCTTCTATTCGGTGACGGCACGACAACACAGTCACAATCAGCATCATCCGCAACAACCGAATTGCATAATGCACCCGTCATACTCGACAGGTCAATCTTTACGGTATATACAAACATATCAGCACTGGTAGTGAAAGGAGACTCAGGCACTCCCACATACGTGCTGGATACGGATTATGAGCTTATCAATGCCAAGACCGGAGAAATCAAGATACTTTCTTCAGGATCGATAACAACGGGACTTGCGCTGGAGCTTGATTACTCATACGCCGCACGTTCCAGGGAGAAGATAGTTCCGGGCAACGACACATCGATCAAGGGATCTGCAAGGCTGGAATTCGAGGGAGGCATCAACGGTAATGACGTTACATGGATAATCCAGAACTGCGAACTCAAACCGGAGGGAGATAATTCATTATCATCAACCGAACCCTCAACGGCGCAACTGGTACTGAATATATTGGTGGATAAGTCCGTCACCCCGTCAGAGCCGTTTGGCTATGTATTAGTAGAATAGCATGGAAGATTTATTTGGTGAAGGGAAAGCTGTATTTATCAAGACCGATTACGGGGAGACCGCAGAGAGATTTATGCGCTTCCTTAAAGTAAAGGAACTCCCCGAGTTTTACCGCATAAATGAGATAAAGGATGAGAGGGAGAGGACGCTTGCCTTTATCGCCATGATCAAGGAAAAGGTTACAGGAGAGATAGATAGCCTTCCTGCCAACGATGTACGAGATGCGTTTATAGATATGAATTTCGGCAGCCCTGCCGAGCGGGACAAAAAGAAAGTAGGGGCAGAAGATTTTCTGCCCGTACACAACCTTGCAAGCGCTATTGGCTTCCTGGTCAGCCAGGGCCACCGCTTAAGCGACATTATGGAATATCCCCTGCCACGTTTCAGGCTATATGGAGATACGGCAAGTGACCGGGTGTATGGTAAAAAAGAGAAACCGAAAAAGATGGATCCACTTGATGCGTTTATAAAACTAGGATTCCCGATAAAGAGAAAACCAAAAAATGGCTAAGAAAAAACATATAGATATTACGGCGGATGGCACCCAGGCAAGGACCACTATCGGCCAGCTCGAGGACTACACCAAGAAGTCCATGAAGGAATCTGCTCGGGCGGTTGATAAATCCAGCAAGGATATAGCCGGCGCATACAAGAAGATGGGGATCAGGACCGATGAATCAATCAGGAAAAGCACAAAAGCCGCAAAAGATAATTATGCAAAGATAAAACACAGCGGCACAGCATCCGCCCGGGAGATCAAGGCCGCGCATAACAAAATGACCGCAAAGATCAAGGCCAATAACATGGAGATGCGCGGTGGCGCAGGGATGCTGTCGAAAATGTACGGATCGTTAAAGACCAAATTCGTAGCGTTTGCAGCCGTAGCCGCAGCAGCAGCCGTGACGTTTGCCACATTCACATTCGGCAAAAAAGCATTGTCCGAATCCATAAAGTTCGAGAGTGCATTACTGGACCTACAGAAAGTAATGGATGATACGGAGGGTTCCGCTGAGAGATTTACCGGCACGGTAAACAAGATGGCAAAGAAGTACGGAGTGTCCGCCGCCGAAATATTACAGGGCGCCGCAAACTTCAAACAGGCCGGGTTCGATCTCGAAGAAGTCTTTACTCTGCAAGCCGCAGCGCTTGATCTTGTTATAGCCGGTGACATCGAAGCGGCGCAGGCATCCGACCTCCTGGTAGCATCCCTGAAAGGGTTTAAAGCCCCTGCATCCGAAGCGACAAGGCTGATAGATGTGATGAACGAAGTATCCAACAGGTACGCAACGAACCTTGAGGAGCTTGCAATCGGCATGGCCGAATTTTCTCCTATCGCCGCAAAAATGAATCTAAGCTTTGAAGAGACGGCGGGTTTATTAACGCCCATCATAGAGATATTCAGATCAGGTTCGGAAGCAGCCGTAGCTTTAAAGATGGGGATGTTGAGGCTTGTCAGTGATCAGGCACCCGTACTGGAGGGTCTCCGTAGACTTGAAATCAACCAGAGAAAGGCTAATGGCAGCCTGAAATCTGGCAGAGACATACTACTCGAAGTTGCTGCGGCATTCCGGACCGTGGAAGAAACTGAGAAGTTAAAGCTAACAGCGGATCTGGTTGGCATTAGACAGGCAGGTAAAATGGTAGAAGTATTCGATGGCCTGAATAAGACTCTTGAGATCACGCAGGTAGCAATGAACGCAACAGGATCAGCGGCAAAAGAAGTTGCCATCAGGCTGGGATCAACAGAGAAGAAAATAGACAAGATGAAGGTTACTTTCAGTATTATGGCGAAGACTGTGGGTGACGAACTCAAGCCTGCCTTAAGGTGGCTTGTAGATTGGGCAACCACAATCATTCCCATTATGACACCCATAGCAGTTTTTGTTTCAGGTACGCTGGCCGCAGCCTTCAATATAGCCAAGGCTGCTTTTTTAACTGCGTCACAAGGAGTGCTTTATTTCGCCAAAGGAATTGCGTTTCTGACAGATAAATTCGGCATCACGAACGATGCAACGTCAACCCTTAACGAGATGTTGAAAGACATGGACAAGCAGATGAAGAAAACGCAAGACAACATAGCAAGGGCTGGCAGGAAAATGATAGGGCTGGCAGAGGCAGAAGACAAACTAACTGTGGCAACTAAAAAATCAAAGAAGGAAGCGGAGGCACTTGAAAAACGACAACAGGAAGTTATTGATGCGTACGAAGAATCTGCCAAGGCCGCCGCAGAAGAATCGGATAAAAGGATTGAAGCGCTTAAGAAACAGGAAGATGCGCAGAAGTCCGTAAACACCGAGACCAGGAAAAGGATCAGCGATGCAAAGCAGGCTCTTAAGGACCTGCGAAGTGATATCACTGCCATAGACGCTCTCCTTGAATCCATAAGGGCATCCATGGCGGCAGCGGATGTCACCAAAGAACAGCAGGGGCTTACCTCGGCTCAGGTATTAATAGACAATGTCAACAGGGCCGTCGAACTATCAAAACAAGCGGACAAGGCGTTTAAGGAAGGCCGTAAAGATGAGGCAATAGCACTGACAAAGGCAGTCATAGACGCACGGAATGCAGTAGCATCCGCAAACAAATTAGAAATGCAGGAGGCAGGCATAAGTCCGGCAGGGCTGGACGAAGCAAGGGAACTTGCAGAACGCCTGGCCGTAGACGTACAGAAAATGGCTACGACGTTCAGCGAATTACAAGCGGATAAGATCCCCGGAGCTACCGAGGAGATAGCAAAACTGGAAGTCGAATTAACTACAGGCAAAGAAATACTCAAGGAATATGTGACATTAATAAAAGAAGCCACAACCGAAGCAACGGCACTCAAAGACAAGCTCAGCCTGGACACTACGTCCACACACACGCAAATAATCAAGACCGTACAGGCACAGTCAGAAGGCGGGCCTATACAGCCTATCAAGGCTAAGACAGGCAGATACCTCCCCGGATATGGCGGCGGTGACAGGAGACACATATTGGGAGAGGACGGCGAATTTATGATGCGGAAAGAGGCCGTGCGGGATCTCGGGCTGGACGCCGCTTACGCATTTAACAACAGAGACATCCCTGCATTACTTGCCAGCTTGGCACCGGCACAGAGGATGGCAGAAGGCGGACCTGTGAAAGGACCCGTAGAAACAGTGAATTGGAATATTACAGCCGGAGGGAATACGGTCAAGACAACCGCGCCGAAGGATTCAACAACGACATTTATGAACGGCATCAAGAGGATGAATATTATATACGGGAGAGGGGATAGAGTCTTTTGATTTTAGATTTACGATTTGAGATTTCAGATTTAAAAATCGTAATTCGTAATTCGTAATTCGTAATTCGTAAATCATGAATGATATTAAATTCATAGAAATAATCCCGGATTCCGGAGCACTTGGAACAAAGATAATTTATATCAATGATTCTCCGGAGGGGATGTCGTTCAGGCGTAAACATATCAGTCCACGTTCCCCGCGCAGACTGCAGAACGGCACCTTGGTAACACAGGCAGTACGGTACAACAAGAAGGAATTCAGCCTGGCATGGATATTATACGAGATAACAATACATACGTACCTGGAATCATTATATGAATCCGGCATAGGCGCAACCCTGAAGGTGTGGTATGAGGATTCATCGGATTATTCACCCACAACAGAATTTAACGGGTCGGTCAGCTTTATCGATTACAACGATGATGGGGACCAGACGGGAAACAAACGAAACATTAACGCAGTTTTTGCGGAAGTGTAGAAGGAAAGCCGATATCTGACATCTGAGGTCGGACGTCGGAACCAAAGGAGGCCATAAATGGGCGGAAAATTAACAGACGAAGGTGAAAACGATGTTGCAGCCTGGTATATAAAAAACGATCAATCATCAAGGGGTGCTGATGGATTATATCTCGGTCTATATACGGATTCAACCGAACCGTTGGAGACAGCGACATTAGCAACCATAACGGAACTCGCACTGACAGGCTACGCAAGGATCCAGCTGCTTGATGCTGACTGGACGATTACGGATGACGTTGCAGAAAATATCGCAAAGACGTTTACGGCAGGTGAGGCATGGGGGAATATATACGGGTATTTTATATGCAATATTGTAAGCGGTACGGCAGGGGAGCTGATCTTTGTCGAGCACTTCTCTACAGGGCCTTTTAACGTTGCAGATACCAAGACAATAGAAATAACACCAAAAATCACAGTGGCGTAGTAAAAGAAGTTGCCCGCCCGAACGTACCCGTTCGGTACGGACGGGCAAAGTTAAAAGTTTGAAGTGCCTAAAGTTAAAAGTAAATTCCTTAACTTTAGTCACTTTAGTTCACTTTCCACTTATAACTTAACAAGGAAAATATGGCGGATTTCAATTATACGGGAACTCTGGTTTTCAATCTGACGCCAGGTAGTCAGGCCCTCGGGGATTATCAGTATACGGGAGGGCTTTTGTTTTCGCTTACACCAGAGAGCGCCTACTCAGCCATATTCGGATACACGGGCAGCTTATCATTCTCCCTGACACCGGGGAGCGATTACGATGGCAAATTCAACTACACAGGAACTGCGACTATTACCCTCAAGGCCCCAGATACCGGCGTTACAGTATTCACCGGCAACGTGCCCTACTTCGTCATGGCAGCGGCAAGAATCGACGGAGAGGACTATTCATCAGCCACAGAAGGTGAGGCCAATGTAACACGCCAAGACAATGCGGCTGCAACATTCTCCCTCATAATAAAAAATACAACCAGGAAGCCAGCCGAATTTATTAATAAGGAAATCGAAATAGCATTCCAGGCAGCGGATGAGAATGGCATTGTGGCTGATTACATCCCGCTCTTTAAGGGCATAATCAAAAGAGTTTCCTTTAACGAGAGCATCCCGGGAGCGCTTAACCTGAGTGGATACGATTATGGCGGCGTTCACGGCAGTCCCGGCGAACTCATCTCCGATGACATCACTTCGGTACTGACAGGCAGTAAATATATTACAGGAACAGGGACATATTCGACAGGGTTTGCACCTATATGGGCTGTCACATATACAGGGACGGATGACATTGTAGACGGCAGAGACTACTTTGTAAATACACTGACCGGTGAGATTGTAGTACCCATAACAAGCAACTTTAACTTTACCCCCGGAGGATTAACGTTCAGCTATGCAGTACCATTTGAATCTATGAAAAAACAAATAGAAGATGTAATAGCAAGAAAAGGATGGTCACTGCAGGAAGACGGGGTGACGATTACCGATTATACAGCCCCTGCCAAACAACCGGTACTGAGCGTGTCCGATGAAAGCATTATAGATATAACACGCAAATTCCTTGAGCTCTCCGGCGCCAAGGCCGAGACAAACCGATTCCCAAACATGCGTGTTTATTCAGAGACAGAAAACATCATAGGGGCAGATAACCACGTCATCGACGAATCCATATACTACGAAGACAGCCTGGATATAGACATTAATATTGACGACCTTATCACAGAGCAGACCGTTCGCAGTGTGGCCAAGACGTTTGCGAACATACAGATTGGCTCATCTGAAGAGCTGGCTGGTAAATCAGAGCATGTGGCCAAAGACGTATTGATGGATGTCATTGCCTGGGGACCGGTGACGTATTCCATGGTGCCCAAGACCCTGGCCGAAGTCAGGATATCGAAGTCGAACACAAACAGTGTTTCATTCGTAGCAGGCGGGACGTTCGACATAATTGGCACAGATATAAACATACAGGATTCCGACTGGACGCAAACCATAGAAGATAACGACATTGTCTTCCGCCTGAAGGTAATGCCAAAAATAGCCATCTTGTTTTTCAGGGTAATCGTTTACTATCCGGGGGCTGACTGGACGCTGACTGTAAACGGTACAAAAATCAACTACGGTGACGGCACTGTTGAGCAGACTGTAGAAGTGACGGGATCACGCCCAATAACCGGCATCAGCGATACACTGGCAGGAGATGTATACGAACACCCCTGGGCGGAGACAGCACCCCATTGCGGTAAATGTGCAAACTCAATCCTGACCGAGAGAGGGAACATATACAAGGCAACCTGCGAGATGCCTTTGCATAAAGCACCAGCCATGCAGATAGGCGATAAGATTAATATCAAGAGATCAGGATCCGTAGTGTTCAAAGGCATTATCAAAACGCTGGACTACAGCCTGAACACAGAAACCGCAGAAGCCCCCGTAAGCATAGAGGCCAAGGGGGTTGGGGTTGGAATATAATTAAAAGGATAATAAAATGGCATTAGATCCTGTAATCAATTTTGGAAAAGTTGAGGTTTCAACTGGTTATGACGCATCAGCCGTTACCATAGTCTTGACAACTGGTGAAGGCGCCAGCTTGCCGGCGTTGTTTCCTTACAATCTAGTGTGGTGGAACTCCACGGACTATGACGATCCTTCTGACGATCCCAATGTTGAGATAGTTAGATGTACGGCTAGGGCAACAGACACACTTACAGTTACCCGGGCTCAAGAAAGCACATCAGCAACAACTAAGAACACGGCGGGAAAAACATACAAGATGATCCTCGCTGTAACCAAAAAGATGATTGATGATATAGGCGGGTACTTCGATGGGACTAATGCTTTTACAAAATTAAAAATAGCCAACGGCACGGTTGGTGCCGGTGCTGCCGATATGGTTAAGATGGGATCAGAAGACAATGGGGCAGGAAATGCGTCCTGGTTATTACAACCAGAATTGGGGGCAGCGCTTCGTTACGGGAATAACATCCTTGATACTGTAACTGGTGATCTAATTTTAGGTGCATACGGTGTAACTGGTTTCTTAATTAATAGGGATGGTAATCATACCTCAACTTCCCTTCTCGATGCCCCCACAGGCAATGAAGCTGCCTTCTCATTCAATTACACAACTAACAAGGCAGCGGGAAACGATACCGGACTTCGTGTCAACAAGACCATAATCGCCAACCCAGGGACATCATTGTTGTTGGATTTGCAAGTTGGTGGCGCATCTAGATTTAGTGTAGATCAACTAGGCTTTATGATCTTCGGCGGATCAGATTCAAGCATAGCCTACCGTGGCGGCGGTGGGACAGCTATCATTTTTCAAGATGGCGGAGCTTCAGAGAGTATTTATGCAAGAGATATAAGGCTAGGAGCTAGCTGGTCTACACTTGATTCAAACGATCCCGGTATAGGTGGTATTTATGCTAATAGAATTAAATTACCACAAGTCAATGAACCATCAACCCCAACAATGGGTTTTGGTAATGGTGATACCGGAGTATATGAAGAAACCGACGATGTTTTAGTTTTTGTAGCCGGCACATTAGCCGGCATAAAGATAGAAGAAAACGCATCAGCGATAAGATTGGGGTTTTATTCTGGCACGACACCGGTAGCGCAACAAACAGGAGTGGCGGTTACTACTGCTGCTATACATGCAGCGCTAGTAAATTTAGGATTAATAACAGCATAATGAGAGGTGGGAAAATGGAAAGATCTGTTAAGGCAATAACACCGGATGGCACAGTAGAAAGGATCGAGGACGTACAAGTCGAGGTTGATGAACCCGTAAGCAAAAAGGAAATACTTACTTTAAGCGAGCTTGACATTAGAATTGCCCAAGAAGAAAAATATGTAACAGATTACCAGGCATCGGTAACAAGTTTAAAAGCATTGAGGGTACAACTACAGACCGAGGCCGGGAAGGTAACACTTAAACAGGCCGTTCCGGAAAGCGAATAATTTTTATGTTTCTATGTTTTTATTGTGAAAGGAATTTTACGTCATGGCAGAAATAGATAAAAAAGTTATACAAGACCGTATTGATAAATTAAATTCAGAAATCAGAGAAGGAGAAATTGTAAAAAATAACCATCTTGATCTGGCTAATAGAATACAAATACAGATAACATCAAAACTCGGTGCAATAAACGAATTAACGGAACTAATTAAAGATGAGAAAAAACCACAAAAAAAAGGTGTAAAAAATAAAAAAACGACGAATAAAAAAAAGAAAAGGAGCTAAAAAATAAATGCCATACGGTAGCGGTGTATTAGGTTCACGGGCCTATGGCGGTGCAGGGCTAGCAACAATTACACCAACAGGGATAATAGCATCAGAAACCTTAATACTGCTTACTTTAAATATAGACCAAAGCATAAACCTTACTTCATATATAGACCAGAGCAAATCATTAACTTTAAATATTGATCAAGCAAGAAGCCTTGATCTGGAGCTATAAAAATGCCAGCTAATGAAATACATAAAAATGATATCGGGACGGTTTTTGAGATAACAATAAAAGACGGACCGCTTGTGATAGATATCTCCGGCGCCACTACCAAGAATATACTACTTAAACCGCCCACCGGTACGTTGCTGACCAAGGCCGGAGTTTTTGTTACAGACGGCACAGATGGCAAAATAAAATATACAACCATCAGTGGCGATTTAAGCGAGGTGGGAGTGTGGCAGGTACAAGGACATATAGCTACTCCCGACGGAGAGTGGAAATCAGATATCTTAAACGTTTCTGTCCATGACAATTTATAGGAGGTGTAATATGAGAAGATTTGGAGCATTGATTATTTGTGTGATTGCTTTATTTAGTTTTACTGGATGCACCGGCATGATAGCAAGGGCAATCGTGCCTGATGTCAGGACCCATCTAAACGAAGATGAACTGAACCATTTAGACAAGGTCAATAAATGGACAAAGGAAGACCTTTTGTCTCTTAGTAAACTGGATAACAAGAAAACCGCCGTAATGCTTGCCAAGTTTATTGATAAGTCATCGAAAAGGGCAAGCGATATCAAGCCAAGCGCTGCGGAAAACGCAATGCAGCAATACATGAGAATGGTAGGCAGGGAAGGCGTTGAAGAACAGATTGGTGTTGGTATAGAATGGACAAAAGGACTTGTAACACAAGTAGCAGGTGGTGGACTGGCAGGTAGTGGAATGATAGCGGGACTGGTTGGGTTATTAAGGAGAGGAAATAGAAAAGACAGGGCTTTGAAAGTAGTTAGTAGCGAATTAGATGAGAACGCAAAGGCAAAAGTTAAAAAAGCATTAGAACATACCGGGATGGAGAAGGAAATAACATAAATCACTCTAATTTCTTCTCCCCTGGAGGGAGAGGATTCTTGTCCGACGTGCTTTTTGGCGGGAAGGTGAGGGGGAATAAAGATTGTGTGATGAAGCTGCTATCGAACGGGCCGTTACGAAGGTACTCGAAAGGAAGATGGATCCTCTCTTTGTAGAAAGAGAACGGCACTTCAAAGATCATTTGAAGATAAGCAAGTTGTCAATAGCAGATGTCTTATTCCTGGTGGAATTGAATAAACTGTTCAGCGATATAAAAAGCACATCTTTAAAAGCTATCGTCAAAATTGTTGTACCGGCCACTCTCGGCCTATTGGCACTTGGCCTGGGAGCCTTGATCTGGACAAAAACAAATCTTTTCAAATTCTTTTCATAACATAGAAATATAGGCAGCCATTCAAGTAGTTAGTTTGAAATTCCTTAACCTGCGGGCCTTCTCCTTTCCCCCGCCTGGAAAATGATAACTTAACGAAAGAGTGGTTGCCCTTAATATTCCTCGTTCCAAAACCCCTTATGAGCATAAAAGACCTTGTCAGTGCAATAAATAAAAAAGAAGATTATGACAACTTCGCAGAGGAAGTCACCATACTCAGCGAGGCCAAATCTGGCAATAACTACAGCCTGTATACCGTCAAGAACAAAAACAACGTGACATTCCAGAACGTACCGGGCGCCGGAGGGATAACAGACAATGGGGTCATGGGATTTATAAACGGAGACAGGGCAAGGCCAACCCTCCTGGGATCAGGTACCAAAGTAAACAACACGGCATCGAACGTATCAGGAGCCGGCTGGCCGGCAGTGAATATAGAAGCTGATGTCAGGGCATTATTTGCCGGGGGCAAAAAAACCGGTGGAGAAAGCAATGTAATTGATTATGTAAATATCCAGACATCAATGAACGCCCTAGACTTTGGAGATCTAACTATAGACCAATTCGATTTAACCTCAAGTAGCGATGGCACGAAAGCATTATTTGCTGGGGGCTTTAATGGTGTCACGACAGACACCATCGATTATGTAACGATAGCGATACTAATGAATGCCCTTGATTTCGGCGATTTGACGGTAGCCCGAGGTACTTTAGCCTCAAGCAGCGACGGCACGAAAGCAGTATTCGGCGGGGGATGGCCGGTAGCGGGCTTTGACGTAATCGATTATGTGACGGTAGCTACATTAATGAATGCCCTTGACTTCGGAGATCTTACAGCGGGGCGATTTGAACATTCCTCAAGTAGCGACGGCACGAAAGCAGTATTCGCCGGGGGATGGGATACTGATAATTCAAATGTAATCGATTATGTGACGGTAGCAACGACAATGAACGCCCTGGACTTTGGAGATCTTACGATCGCCAGATACGGTTTAGCCTCAAGTAGCGACGGCACGAAAGCATTATTCGGCGGGGGCGCAGAGGGAGGCTTTGATACAATCGATTATGTGACGGTGGCCACCCTGATGAATGCCCTCGATTTTGGAGATCTGACCGTGGCCAGATATTACTTAGCTTCAAGTAGCGATAGCACAAGGGCGTTGTTTGGCGGAGGCACAGGCCCATACTTTAATGTAATCGATTATGTGACGGTAGCGACATTGATGAATGCTCTGGACTTTGGCGATCTGACAGTCGCTAGATCCAGATTCGCCTCAAGTAGTGGGAATTAATATAACAATGAGCATAAAAGACCTTATCAGTGTAATGAATAAAAAGAAAAACTATAAGAACTTCGCAGAGGAAGTCACCATACTCAGCGAGGCCAAATCTGGAAACAACTACAGCCTGTATACCGTCAAGAACAAAAACAACGTGACATTCCAGAACGTACCGGGCGCCGGAGGGATAACAGACAATGGAGTCATGGGATTTATAAGCGGAGACAGGGCAAGGCCAACTCTTTTAGGATCAGGTACCAAAGTAAACAACACGGCATCGAACGTATCAGGAGCCGGCTGGCCGGCAGTGAATATAGAAGCTGATGTCAGGGCATTATTTGCCGGGGGCCGGGAACCCACAAAGGTAAATACAATTGATTATGTAACGATCACAACGACAATGAATGCCCTCGACTTTGGAGATCTTACGGTTGCCAGAATGGAGTTAGCAGCAAGTAGCAGTAGTTCACGGGGATTGTTCGGGGGCGGTTATCTTTCGTCAGATCTTAACGTAATCGACTACGTAACATTCGCAACGACAATGGACGCCCTTGACTTTGGCGATCTTACCGTTGCAAGGGAGTATTTGGCTTCATGTAGTAGCGGAACCCGGGCGCTATGGGGCGGGGGCACACTTTGGTCTAGTCCGGCACAAAACGTAATTGATTACGTCACGATCGCAACGCTAATGAATGCCCTTGACTTTGGCGATCTTACCATAGCCAGAGGGGGTATAGCTGCATGCAGCAATACAACACGGGGATTATTTGCAGCCGGATGGTTAGATGCCGATCCATGGATTGTAAATGTCATTGATTATGTCACGATCGCAACGATAATGAACGCCCTTGACTTTGGCGATCTTACCGTACTTAAACAAGTTTTAGGCGCAGCAGCTAATGATACCCGGGCCTTATTCGGGGGCGGAACTAACGGTTCCAATTATAATGTAATTGAATACGTTACCATAGCAACGACAATGGATGCCCTTGACTTTGGAGATATTACCGTTGCAAGATATGACATAGTTGCAACCAGTAGTGAAGAACGTGCGCTATTTGCCGGTGGGTATGATGGCGGTGGTTATCAAGACACGATCGATTACGTAACGATTGCGACAACAATGAACGCCCTGGACTTTGGAGATCTTACAGCGCCAAGAAAAGAAATGGGCGCATGTAGCGGGAGTTAATTAATTATGAATGATATAGAAAAAACCCACACAAACAACATGGTCGGTGAAGCAAATATAAAGCTGGCGAAAACCATCAAGAATTATCAGATCTTAAAATCGAGCTTCGGCAGATCAAAGTCACAGTGGATGGAAAGCAATATGGCCATATCTGCCCAAACACCGCTGAGAAACGTAAGACACCTACTGGCACGAATAGAGAGATCTCACCAGGCATGTAAAGAGGCAGAATATAAAATAAAAAAGCTGCAGATCCGGCAGCAAATAAAAGAACGTGATATCAGCAAAGAGAAAGATGATTTAAAGAAGAAAATCATGGAGGTTGAGATAGAGGAGATCTCACATAAGATAAAGTCTGCTATGTATTATTTTGAAGGCGCCGTAAAAAAGATACATCATAATTACGACTGCATACAACAGATTATGGATGCAAACAAATATACCAGTTTTGACGAGATCGATTTCGAGAAGGAAGAGGAGGAATACCATATCAAGACAGCCATAAACCAGAGTGTAAGATGCGTAAGGCAGTCTGGCCGGATTGACCTTGGTAATCAGGAATACCTTGAACAATGCGGGATAAATCCGGGCGTAGCACAAAGAGCGATAGAGGGGTTTCTCCATGTTGAAAACGTACAGCTCAAAGCGGAATGCTACGATTCCTCAACCACAAGCCTCTATAAATTTCTGGAAAAATGCTATCAGGATTTCAAAGGATCTTCAAAGAAGAGATTGGAGGAGCTGGGTATTGAACGCGGATTCATGGAAGGCGTGATGTATAAAACGACAGACGAAGATAAAAAACTTTTGAAGGCGCCGCCAGAACTAAACCTACCTACGTAGGGGCGTATTGAATATGCCCTAACCACATCTTGTACAGAGGGAGTATTGCAGTCGATTTTCAACGATTTTCAACAATTTTACGGTCCTTTTTCTTGTCCTACCTCTCCCAGTTGAAAACACTAAACTTATGATTTTTCTTGAGCTCCGGGGCCCAGCGGATCCTCCGGATCAGGAGCTGCCGGCCGCCGCCTCTCCACAGGTACAAGATGTTGATTGTGATATATCAAGAAAAACAATAATATTATTATTTTTTATTTGACATATATAAAACATTGTTTAACATTGTGTTACATATCATAACTATTATGATGTAGTAATATATTATTATAAAAAAAAAGAAAGACACAACTGGCAGGGGGTTGGACGCCCTGCCTCACAAATCCGGCCGGATAGTTAAGGTTCTGGAAGCCTTAACTAAGGGAGTCCCAAACAGATTTGCGATGTTATGTCTTTCTTATAATAAAGCCCGGGTAAGAAATTGCTTGGGCTTTTTGTATTTACATCTTGCAGCATGTTGGCATAAAAATACAGGCGTGTCAAGATTTTTTAAGCCAAAATCCCCAATTATCGGAATTATTTCATGGGGTAGGATTTTAAAGCCAAATCCCTTAAATCTGCAATTTGTCAATCTCCCGTCTATCCGGGCATAGGTGGCCGTACAATTCAGTAATATAAACACTCGAATGACCTACCCATTTGGAAACTTCCCAGGGCGATATACCCCGCGTCAGGCAATAACTGATAAACGTATGACGCAATGTATGTATTGTCACATCGTGCAATCCTATCTCGTCAGCAACCCTCCTGAAGTCCCTGGCAATGGTATCCTTGTGGATCTTCTCATTATTACGCAGAAAACAATAACCTTCTTTGTGGCCATTGAAGATAGTTAATTCCTGATGCAGCGGCACCGCCCGTTCCTTGCGTGACTTCGTGAGAAAACCATCCTTGTTTTTGACATAGATTAACCTCTTTCTTGGATCCACGTCTCCGTATTCAAGGTTTATGAGCTCCGACTTTCTCATGCCGGTATAGATCGCTGCTAATATGAATGTTTCAAGATACGTGCCCTTCGTTTCATTTAATATGGCCTTCGTCTCATCTTTAGATAGGAATCGTTTCTTATTTTTCTGGATACCCCGGATCGGATCAAGCTTCCGAATAGGATTAGATTTGATATGGCCGAGTTTACAGGCATGATTAAGCATTGCACCTATTGTGGTTATATGGTTTTTGGCGCTTTTTGGCTGCATGGATCCTAATAATTTATCCTGATATTTTTCAAAGTGATGATAATTGGTAGTGAGGCCGAGTTCGCTGATATACTGCAGGTCAGTTTCATTATGTATATAATCCAGGAATGATCTGAGGTAATGGGCCTTGACTGGATACCAATTTAGGGAGGAATTCCCACCCTTGAGCTTCAAATGATATCCAACAAACTCATCTATTCCTACCTTCTTCAGTTGGGGGATATCAAATTCTTGCCTGTATACCTTTTCATACTCTCGACTGGCAAACTCAACAGCGAGGATCCTTGCCTTGGTCTTTGTGCTGCCAAATGACAGGTGACCATTCAAAATGAACCGATAATGCCAGAATTTACCTCTTTTCCGCAACCCAAAATCACTCATATCATTGACAAAAACGAAACAAAATTGTCATAACCCCATACATACTAATAAAAGTCGTTATCTCCTGAACCTAACGCGTCTGCCAATTCCGCCACTTCGGCTGTTGTAACAAATCAGGTTAGTTTTGGCTAATATGTTCTATTTAAAGGGTTTATACAAATCCACTCGATAGCTACCTGGGACTATCGA